GTACGGTCCAATATGAGATATAGATATTGCATTAGATCAGGGATCGACATGAACCCTGGTGGCGTATAATTTCTATTATATATAATATCATAAACTGATTGATAAATCAGATGGTATTTATTAATATTATTATACATCCCTCCAATTTGGATTCCAGTTATCTCTCTACCGTCTAAGAATATTCTTTTCGCAAATTCGTACATATTTGAAGATATGCATGATTTTGGAATTGATATTCCCACATCCAACTCTTTCATAATGTACTGGTACATTTCTGCTACACCATCATGATAAATTACGATATCATCCCCTAAAATCATATAGAATTTTTCTTTAAGATTTAAGGAAGAGTGAATATAGTGAAGTATCATATGATGAGTGATAGTAAAAGTAGACCAAGAGCTATATGCTCCCATAGGTTGACCACAATTATAAGTAATTGAGGTATCAGCCCATGGTACATAAAATGGAAAAGTCGTCAATATCATGGCCCATCTATCTGAGACTTCAGAACCGAACATCCCTTTTATCACTTCTTGTTGAAGTGTGATTGGGAATCGGTCTGTGGCTGAAGACAGATCAAAGCTATAATATCGGTGTTTAGGTGGTTTAGAGGTAATAATAGGATCTTGTGTGAAGGTTCTATCATTAGGAAGACTTCTTAAAAAGTTAAAATGGATACTATGTATCTGTTTTAACCATAATTGACTCCAGTAGTCAAAAATTGCGATAATTCGCGATTTAGCCTCTGGATCTTTTATTATGGAAAGTTTTCTGATATGATAGTCAGGTTTCACAAAACCGTTAATTTTATTCATTACATACTCAACTCGTGCATTTAGTGTACTAACACCAAATACATTGAGAGTATTTTTATAAATACTTGAGTTTTTGTTCTGAATGGATTTCCAGTTTTTGATAATACTGAAATACTGTAACACTTGTTGTTTACGGAAGATACCTTCATAATGCTCCATGGTCTCTTTTATATTAGTACCTTTTAATATTGTTTTCAATATTTCAGGCATATAAAATAGGTCCATAAGGGAGTCACGTGTTGCTCTACCAATTGGCCCAGCTTTATTACTAAAGTGAATTTCATCAGTTGAATGATATTTCGGAAACTTTGGATTAAAACCCGTTGTTTTTAGAAACTCATCAACATAGGAACTGATCTCTTTAATCATAAGGGGATTAGCTCCTGATCGAGTCACCAGAGGTGTTAAATCTGGATCTTTCCAACCAGGTATCAATCGTGAAATTGATAGCAACGTGAAGACAAATCTTAAGGATGCAGTATCTCTACTTAAGATATGAGGATGTAAATCCTTCATAGCTTTGGGTAGACCTGTTCTCCGATCAATACCTATTATCATTTTTACCTCTTTTTGGGGTTTATCTGATAAATGGCTCATAATCAATTGTTTACACATTTTGATATAAGCTATGGTAAAGATCGGACCATTCTCTTTTATCATTTTCTCCACCTGGATTATCCAGGCACGAGAGAGTGATATAGAGTTTGGCACTTTAGGATACCAAATTAATACTATCCAATACACTACTTTGTGTAAAAGAAAGAAATTAATTTTTGTCATTCTAGTTATATTAATGATTGTGAAGACTTCGTTT